ATTACAGATACGCTTCGATACCCAATCAGTTAAAATGCAGGGGATTACCCCGTGAATAATTAGAACAATAGCCATCACCCACGCATGAGCAAGGTGCATAAAATAGTTAGTGTTGTTTTCCTTGAGGTGTTTCATACTGGAAGTTGTGCCTGTCGAGGGAGAAAGTTTAGTTCCCGTGCGTTTGCTTCAATCTTCTCTTTGAGACTCTTGGAAATGAGGCGACCTACAGTATCAGGTTCAATCTCTTGACGATGGCAATAGTCAAGGACAGCCTCCATATGAGTGATATTCTTTTCGTTTGCAATTTTTTCGATTTCCATCGAAAATGTCTTTGCAGTATTCAGTGCCATGAAGGTACTCCATTAAAATAAAAGTTGAGGGGCTGACCGTGGGCCCCTCGCGGATGTATTACGGCATCACCCGTAGTGGTATTTAGTTGTTAAACACCCATCGCGATTGCGCGATTACCAGCAGCAACCACAGAACGTGATGCAGTACCCAAACGGTACTTGCTGTAGGTCTGTCCATCAAACGAGCTGACCCGCTTGTTGAGGTACACAGGGTATCCCTGCATACGAAGGGAACTAATCAGTGCGCGAGCGTTCTTGACGCCATATCGTGCGCTAATCTGCTTCGCAGTAAGTTCAGTACCGTTTTCGAGAGCGGCAATAACCTTAGTTGCCTTCGTAGTCGTAGTCGTAGTCATGTAGTATTCATCCTTTCAAGATGATGACAATATCAGTATTGACATTGTTTATAGAGTATAACATAATAATAGTTAAATGTCAATACCCTTTCAAGGTGGTAGGTTATTCTGTTGCCAAGGAACCTACCGAAACTCCTGCACACTTACTGCTTACGCAGCGAGTGCCAATGGTGCAAAGTTATCGTTTGCATTTACTAAATTGACCAATAACGCAGTCATCCGACAATTCTCCACTCATCTATTCCAGCCTGTCGATCCTATTTCGCCCCCATCAAAAAGAGATTTTACCATAACCAAGTAACAAGGCTATGATACCAGAAATGAGAATAATATCAGCGCATACACTCCAAAGAATATATAACTTAAACATCACCACCGATATTTTTTTTACTAGAGGATTCTTCATCTGAGTCCCCTGATATCATCTCTTTCATGACAATCTCCTTTTGGTGGAGGCGGCGGGTACTGCCCCCGCGTCCAGTTCTGTATTCAATTCGTATCATCAAATTGTATCTTATTTATACCACACGGGGACTAATTAGTCAAGTGCTTTATTGGCATTCCTTTAATTTTTTTTGGTAATGAAAGTAAAGTTCCACCCACTCCCTGACTTAAAATACACGCCCACATGCCCTGTATTTCTAATAGTGTGGTTGTACCCGTGGTTTCATTTATATAGGACATGACAGAAGTTTTCTGTTCTACGTCTACCCAAGCGGAAAATGGTTCTTCACTAAACTCTTTGACTTTATCCATAACTTCTTTTACAGGGCCACATACCACAGGTTTCTGTGCTACAATCCAATTTGGAAAGTCTTTTAAATCTTCTGGTTCTGGAATTGTTTCTTGCGCTAAGGTTTGATTACCCATTAACAGAAACACTGTTAGTATTGCGATTAGAAATTTCATTTTTCTCTCTCCATTCCGTAACGGTTTCTACGAGAGCATCAAGGTATTCGTGTTTGTCTCTTACAAACTCCTGTACAGTTCCGTCTTCTGTGACCACTAAGATGACCACTTGGGAGATTTCAATACCTGTTCTTTCTCCGAACATCTCTGCGTATGCAGAGCCTTGAATGTAATAACTTTCGTTCCATTCGTCTTTACGCTCTTTGGTTGATGTCTTGAAGTCGATAATCGACGGTACACCATTGTACTCTGCAATACAATCAACCCTACCCGCTACCTTATATTTATCACTATAGAGTCCTGCTTCTTGAGCATAGATGTTATCTATATTGCATAATGCTTTGTCTTTCAGTTGACTAAAAAGACAATATGGCAGGAAATTCTTTCTCCTATGTTTTGACCACTCATCAGGATAATTCAATTCCATATTGTTAAGGTAATCCTCACACATATGATGAACTTTAGTACCACGGGCTGCAGCAGTCCTTGCTATATTGTTGGCAACATCATTACCAACACGTTTGCGCCATTCCATCAATCCCTTCTTGTTCCGTACTGATAGCACGGTTGTAATTGATGGGTACTTGTTACCCTCTGGTGTTGCGTATAGACGAACACCGTCCTTATTTGTTGCTGTTATAGTTTGCAACTCAACTGGTACATGATTAAACATTAATATAATTCCTTATATGTCTCATAAAAAAAGTCTGCGATCCATGCATGACCCTTATCGTTTGGATGACTATCTACCTCACTTATATGAAGTTCTGTTTGGTCTGGATCAAGTTCCCGCAGCTTGGTGGAAATTTGATACCCACCAAGTTCCTCATATATTGGCCAACCCAAAAAAGTTTTACTATTGATACAATCAAAATGTGGAATATCAAGATATCCTTTTATCAAGGATTCTGTTGGATAAAATCCTTGCACTTGTAAGTAGTCTACATTCTTATGTTCACATTGAGTTTGAAATGAATGAAAATACCTGAGACTTTTTCTCATCTTCGACAATAAATCAAAATGTTTCTGCACATACAGTCTAAAACTCAAACCATAAAAGTCCCACCTATCAAATGATGACCACATGCATATTGCTAGTCCAATATCTTTTGGGTGACATAATTCATCAAACATCTCATTGTGTATTTTTTCATTGCCAGTGCCACCTTCACCAAGATTGACACACTCCATGTCAAGTTTTTCTGCTAGAATATCAGGCCATATATAAGTTTGATTATTTTTAATTGAACCATCGCCGGGGGTTCGATAGTTTGAACCAGCGGTAAAACTGTCTCCAGATACTATTAGTTTCTTTCTAGAGGATTTGAGCATTATTTCTATTAATTTTCTTCCCAAGTCTTATTAGAACTATTAAAAATCCTAACTGTACCATCTTCTTCTGTAACTTCCCCAGTAATGTTGTTTAAGACCATATATGTATTATATTGATTCCGGTTTAAAACCAAGGTAGGTTCTGGGTTATCTGCATCAGAAAGATTGTTTATATAATCTTCTTTGGATTCCCAAATATAACTAGTTGTTTGTACTAAATTATCGCTATCATAACTAACGGGCACTCGGCTAACCTTTTCTGATAAATTTACATAACCAGTGAAATCCAAGGCTTCGGCCGGCCATTGAGTTGAAGTGTTAGGTCTTGTTATAACTCTTGTGACTGTGTAAGTTGCCATATTTAATCTCCGTTTGTCATATATTTATAACTCATGATAACGCACGAATCCTCTCAACTAGTCTATCTGCTCGATTGGTGACCTGACGATACCACGCTGAGTCAACCATCTCATCGGCAGCTGCATTCCAATCACGGGAATCTACACCACGTTTCATACCCTTAAACTTGCTCAACCTTGGTCGTCCCATATTGAACATCATGTTAGCAATCACTTGCTGAGCTTCTTCTGGCAGATCGTCAAAGTCTTCGTAAAGGATGTTGCAGTCTCGCAAGACGTTTTCGCAATCCTGTTCGAAGGCCTCAATGACTCTGGACTCACTGACGGGAGCGCCGATGGGATCACCAAATTCGGGGTCAGACTCAAGGACCAAATGGCCCACGCCAAAAGTAGCATAACCAAGATGGTCATTATATATCTCATACTTTACTCCCTCATCGATTTCGAGTTGTTCTCTAAGTTGTTCTAAATTCATTATTCCATTCCTATCCCAAGCTTAATCTTATTAATGAGATAACTACGAACGAAACCACTACGGACAATATCACCGATAGTATACTCAGTACAGTTAAACTCATCCATTTCCTCAAGAATTCTGAGGAAGTCATGTAATCCATTTTTCTCATTTGTCCTTTGTAGGTCAGTCTGATCAAAGTCGCCGCAGAACAAGATACGAGAATCCTGTCCTACGCGAGTGATGATTGTGTCTAGTTCGTGAAAGTTCATATTCTGACATTCATCTACTATAATGATTGCGTTATCAAATGTCAACCCTCTTAGGAAAGAAGTTGATAGGAAGTAGAGTGTACCCTGTCCCTTGAGTCGGTCATACAGATTACTGAATGCCTGTTCGTTAGGTTGTTCAAACATGAACTGTACCATGTTCTGATACGGCACCTGATAGAGTGCAGCTTTGTCTTCCTCATCACCCGGCAGGAAACCAATCTCGCGTGTAGGAATGAGTGAACGAACCAGAACCACCTTCTCGTATTTGGACTTTAAAT